TGAGGCGCGAAATAGTACCCGTTAGTTTCGGGTAAGTCAGGGTTCGCAAACTCTATATTGTCTGCAGCCCTAACCGACACCAAAATACGAACGCCATTGGCTGCTGTGGGCTTCTCGTTAGGAGAAGACAACACATTAGCCACACGCACCTGAAGATATCCATTATCGTTTCCGGGACGATAGTCATACGCTGGGCCATTGACCCAAGGTCTATTACCGGAAGTGAAGGGAGCATCCTCATAAGCAGCTTTGACGGCTAACCACTGAGTGGCTTGTTGGTAAGGAATCCGAATTTCTATATCGGAAGACTTGCCGATATCCACAATCTTAGTCTGGATGAGTGGTATCGTATTAGGGTTGGTGGACATATTGTCCCCAGCCAACCCAGTTGGATCCCAACTAATACGTAGACGACCCTTATGGTATTGAGATGCGATAATTCTGAAACGGAATATAATATCACCTCGCCAGTATCGGAACATAGCAGCCACCCACCCCATAGGGGCTACAGCGGCCACAGTTCCTCCTGCAACAGCAGCATTGGAAAACATCATAGGTGTCACGCGAGTGCTGTACAGAGTAGTATCAACACCATCGGTGGTAAGCCACTGAAACGTAGACATGTAAGATTCTCTACCAGCTAATTCAGCAATATTTAGATTGTCTTCACTATAGTCTCCTACGTCTTGGGGATTAACAGAAATTTCATTCTTGGGATCCAAAGATAGTTTCTCTCGTGGGTAGGGTATACCAACGTTAGCCATATGGGGAAACGCTCGTGGAGCGAGGCCATCTACAGCATCGATGTTCGGAACAGTGGAGAAGCCGAAAAGGGAAGCTATGTCAGAGACAGCTTTCGCACCGACCCGTGTCGCAGTTGCTAACGGTCCGATGACTGGAGCTTTCTCAAGCTTACCGGCTATATTCGCCACCGCACTAGCGGGAGCTGAAATGGGGCCTTTCCCATATTCATCTTTTACTCTGCCAGATTGCAGAGCTAGAGGTGTAGTAGCGCCACTAACCTCTACATCTGTCGCCCATGCGAACACTTGGACGGAAACCCCAGTGGTGGCATCACCACCAACACCAATCGCATTATCTAATTGATCGACAATGAAAAGGTTGAGTGTTCCCATCTTAGTGAAATCAGCTGCAACGCTCACGCGCAGCCAATCTCGTGGAGATAGAAAAGGAAGCTCCAATTCACCTCCAGTGCCATTCTGTGGGAAAATCCACACGTGTGGACGTTGTGATCGAACGATTGGTTCGGTCGTAACATTCCCGACATTTCTCGCGTCCCACTGATCCAAAGGAGAGTAGGAAGCTAGCATGGCTCCGTAGTAAAAAGGAGAAGCATTAACGGTGATCTTGACATGTAATTTACAACGCAGGAAAGCGTAATTATTAATCTTATACTTAATGTACTGATTATTAAAAAACAGATTCCAAACATTGAGATTTTGCCAAGAACTAGCAGCAGTTGTTTCGGACCAAGTACCTGTAAATACACGTACTGGCCGAGAAAGGAAATCAGATAAAGAGGTATTGCTCACGGGTCTATCATTAAGAACGTGATCGTTTCTCTCATCGTAGATAAGTCCGCGGTCTTCATCCGCGAACTCTACGTTTGTAGCCATCGTAACGGCTGAGTTAATGTTGGCCGTGGGGTTAACCACAGCAGATTGAAATTCATAAGTTTGTTGTGCAAGTCATTTTCTCGGTGGTAGGAAGACTCATTCCTTGCCACCACTTGTGACACACTAGCCCTTCAGCAAGCATCATGGTGAGATTTCGGGGATCGCCCTAGCAGAAGTCATCCAACTCCACACTCTTGGTCTTTGTGTCTATCGACCAAGCAGTAACTAGTTGGGTAGAGCCTATTTCGGTTTATGAGGATGTTAGGCAAAACACCCGGGTGGGCCAGATCAAAAGAATGATCGACCCTTACTACGCTCCTCGTAAGAAGCGACCTGCTCATCCCAGGATTTGAATAATTCAGCTTCTTCCCAGTATTCTGGGATATTAGCTGCGATGAGTGCCGATTTAAGATCAGCCATCTTGCTATCATAGACCTCACGGCCGTGCAGGGCTAGCTCAGATCCTGCACTGGTTACGGTTGCCACACATTGTGCGGCGGCGTCTAATGTCTTACTCTTCACGTTCACCATAGTCATCTTCATGATAGACTCCATGTCTAGCGGGCCAAGATACTGATCCAGTTCTGGCTCATATCTAAACTTACGCTTTAACACGTTAGTCTCTTCTAATGATTTATAGTCCTCTGCGATTAATTTCTTATCCGCGTCCGTATAGGGTACACCCCTATCGGTCAGATACTTAGAAATAGCATTATGTGAATACCAATCCGCCTCTGGTTTGACAGCCTTTTCACTGTCATCCCCATAAGTATATAGTAGCACATTTTCCCTAAAAGTAAGCATTTCATGTTTCGGGTTCAAAGCTTTGTAAGCACACCTGTGATACAGGCTATTACCTA